CTCTAACTTAGAAAAAGGCGCTAAGAAGGTTTGGGGCGGTCTTCCAAAAGATGCTCAAGTCTTCAACTTAGAAGGTGGTGCACAAGGTATAGACGGAGCCTTAAAGTACCTAGAACTATTAAAGCGATCAATGCATGAACTCATGAACATTCCAGAAACCGCACTGGGACAAGTTCAACCAATTTCAAATACTTCTGGCGTTGCTCTTTCTATTCAATACCAACCATTGATGAATCGTTACTCACAAAAAGTTGCACAATATGGTAAGGGTTTAGAAAAGATAAACGAATTAGTAATGAAGACTCTTGCAGTTAAAGAACCACAGACATTTATTTATAATCCAGATGAAGATGGACCAATCAAAGAAGGTCAGTATCCACAACTAGATCCTAATGATCCCGTTACTTACATTAACTATGCACAGTTTCCACAACCTCTACCTCTTGATAAACTAATTGTTCTTAATGAACTTCAAACTAAATTGGGTATGGGACTTGAGTCTAAAGAGGGTGCATTACGTCAACTTGGTGAAGAATTCCCTGAAGAGAAGTTGCAAGAAATTCGTAAAGAACTCATGGCCGATGCTGAGGCTGATGGTGCTCTACAACTTATAAAAATTCAAATTCAAAAACAGATTATGGACATGACTGGCATGATGCCAGGACCTGATGGAAACAGCGCTATTCCAATGCAGCCCACCGTTATAGGTGATGGAGACATGATGGGTGATGGAATGCAGGGCCCTCAAGACGCTGATAATCCTTTAAATCCAGCCAGTCAAGAAACAAAAGGCATGGAAGTTGAAGCAGAGGCTGAGATAAGAAACAAACTTGTCACTGACGCTTATGGAACAAAAATTCCACAAAGAAGAACAGTAGACAGGGATTAATTAAAATTCTGATGTAAAATCAGATTTTACCGAGACATATGCATTTTAATAGAATGCAATTATCTCGTTAAAAACCAGTGATACGCCGAAAGGCATTCGGACAACGACCCAAGAAAGATAAGTGATAACTATGGAAAATACAGTAGAAACCGCTGATCTATTGTCACCAGAAATTCTGGCAGCAATACCAGCACAAGAAAATCCAAGTGAGGTAGGTTCTGTGTATAGCGCAGAAGACATTGCTAAGGCTCGTGAACAAGAGAAAGCAAAGTTATACCCTCAAATGGAAAAGATGAAAGAAGAACTTTCATCTTTAAAGAAGGCTCGTGAAGAACAAGCCGCTAAAGAAGCAGAACGTGAACAACGTAATGCTGAAGAGTTAGTTCGCAAAGAAGCACAGAAGAAAGAAGAAGAGGAATCTGAACTTTCTTTTAAAGACCTCCTAAAAAAGAAGGAGCAAGAATTTCAGGCTCAACTAGAGGCTGAACGTCTTGAAAGAGAACGTGCCTTTGCTCTATTAGAACAGGAACGTAAGTTCCAAGAAGTTATGAATTATCGTCAACAAAGAGTTGAACAAGAGCGGGACAATATTGTTCCTGAATTGATTGACTTGATTGACGGCAACAGTGCGGATGAAGTAGAGCAGAGCATCGCAATGTTGAAAGAAAAATCTGCTCGAATTTTGTCATCTGCTCAACAAGCAATGCAAAGCGCAAGACAACAAATGGCAGGAACTAGAATTACTAATCCTGCCGCAGGACCCCTCGATAATGATTCGGAACAAAAATCGTACTCACCTGATTCGATCAGGGAAATGTCATTGGCGGATTATGCGAAACAAAGAGCCAAACTACTTGGCACAGCAGCCAGCAATCGTGGTCAGGGACTGTTCGGTTAATCCCAAACAACTACTAAGAAAGGACTTGACCTAAATGGCAAGTGCAATTACAGGTACAGGGCAACTCGCAGGAGCCCCAACCGCATACTCAGGCTCAAATACAAGCCTGAGCCAAGCAATTCAAACAATCTGGTCGAAAGAAATTTTGTTCCAGGCAATGCCAATTCTTCGTTTCGAACAATTCGCAGTTAAGAAGACTGAACTAGGTGTAGCACCTGGTCTTCGTGTGAACTTTCTTCGTTACAAGAACTTCGCAGTAGATCCAACTCCTCTAACAGAAGGTGTTCGTATGACTACGAATGCACTTACTGCAGAGCAAATTGCAATCACAGTAGCAGAACACGGTTATGCCGTTGCTGTTTCTGAATTGCTACTTAATGCATCATTCGATGATGTAATGGCTTCAGCATCTCGTCTTCTAGGACGCCAAATGGCGCAATACCTAGATGTACAAGCACGTAACACTCTGTCTGCAGCAACTTCTGCAGTGTTCGGTTATGACCGTTCATCAGTACAAGGTGTTAATGACTGGTACAACGAAGGTACAGTAGCAACACAAATGTCAGACCTTGATGGTAACTACAAGTTATCAACTGGTGCTGTAAAGGATGCTGCTCTTACCCTTGCTGGTAAGAACATCCCTCGTTTAGGCGAGACATATGTACAGTTCGTACACCCAAAGCAGTCCCGTGATATTCGTTCGAACCCAGAGTTCATCGAAGTTACAAAGTACGCTGCTCCAGGTAACTTCATGTTAGGTGAAATCGGTCGTCTATACGACGTAGTATTCATCGAAACAACACAGGTTAAGAAGTTGGCAGTTAACGCTGCTTACACAACTTCAACTTCTGTTGGTCTTCCAGCATCTCAGATTGAGGTTCCTGTTAAGGCTAACACTGCTCCAGGAAGTGGTGGAAACCCAGAGTCTGCAGATTACACAGCAGAAAAAGGTTATCTAACTACTGCTACTGGCAACGGTGCTGAAGTTTACGAATCAATCATGATTGGTGACAACGCATTTGGTCACGCAATCTCTCTTCCAGTTGAACTTCGTGATGGTGGCGTTCTTGACTTCGGTCGTGAGCACGCTCTTGCTTGGTATGCAATTTGGGGTCTTGGCGTAATTACCGATCAAGCAATTGTTAAGGTTTACACCAACTAATAAATCGCTTTACCTGATGTCTGGGAGCCTTACTCCTTTTTTGGCTCCCAGCCATCACTAACTAATTTAGGAGAATAAACACCGTGGCAAACACACAAACAAGTCCGCTTGATGCAACAGGCAAAGCAGCGGAGCAAGCAGCAAAGAAAAATGCAGAAGCATTAAAAAAGCGTAAAGAAGAAATTTCTATCGCTACTCAACTTGAGGCAGAGAGTCTAGAAAAAGATGTCTTTGATCCTAAAAAACCAGATGCTCCATTAGTACTGGATGAAATCGAGAATGTTGGAGTTTCAACTGCAGGTGACATGGTTGTCATTCGCACAATCACCGACATTGATGATATGAGTTATGGAGTTGGCAATACCTACACCTTTAAAGCAGGTGTTAAGTACAGGGTTCCAAAATCTCTTGCCGATTACCTAGAACAACTAGGTTACATTTGGCGGCCAAACTAAAGACTAGCCGTCGCTAGTAGTCCGACTCTCAACTGGTTCCCGCCCTCCTCCCAGTTGGGAGTTGGACCTTTTTATTTTTGCGCTGAATAAATTCTTAATACACGAGATGATTGGCATAGAATTTTAACGGAGGTTATGTGGCTACGATTGCAAGCCTAGCGGATCGATTACGGTCTGAAATTGGCGATATCCCAAAGTCTTTTGTTTATCAGTTTACCGCTGATGGAACTACTAACCGATACCTAATTCCTTACTCCCCTTTAGATGGATTAAATCTAATAATTAACTTAAACGGAGTAGATGTATCTGATGATGTAGAGGTTGAAGAAGCAACTGGTTATATTGTTTTTGATACGGTGCCTGCTGCAGATGCTGCAATAATTGTTGCTGGAAACTACTTTAGATACTTTACAACAACCGAAGTTCAATCTTACATAAGCACAGCGTTTTTAGAACACTCAGCCTTCCACACCGATGCCTACGGTCGCAGTGTTAGTCTGCAGAATATGCCTGCACTTGAAGAGTATCCCGTAGTTATTTACGCATCAACTCTAGCCCTTTATGCATTGGCTAATGATGCTGCTTTTGATATTAACGTCTTTGCTCCAGATGGTGTAACAATTCCAAGGTCTGAACGTTATCAACAATTAATGCAGATGATTGAATCTAGAAAACAACAGTACAAAGAGTTGTGTTCTCAACTTGGTATTGGTCTTTATAAGATTGATGTCTTTAGTTTCCGCAGAATTTCTAAGACCACTAATCACTACGTGCCAATCTTTCAACCACAAGAGATCGACGACCGCTCAGCCGCTACCCGTGTCCACTTGCCTACTCCTACCTATGGCAATGTGGAAACTCCAGTATCAATTGTTACTCAGGACCTCTTTGTCTATGAAGGAGATGCCTACGAGTTTACTATCGTGCTTGATTTTGAAGTCGACACCTATACCGCAAAAGCAGATATTCTAGGAGTAGGTATTCCTGGAGTTATAACAACTTTTACAATTACATTTCCAGTAGTAGGTACGGCAGACGGAGCAGGACTTCGTACTCTAAAATTAGCACTCACTGGAACACAGACACGTATGTTACCTCGAACCTCTTACTATGATGTTCAGTTAACTAAAGACGGAGTCACCCAAACATACGTTAGAGGAAAGATATTTAAGACAGAAGAGGTAACAGAATGAGTCAGTACGTAAGACCAGGAACTACTGTTCCAATTGTAGTAAATGACGTAATCTTAATAACTACACCCTCTGGTACTCAAGACTTTGGAACAAGTAGCGGTGCACTAGAGCCACAGGCGTTAGCGTATGAGCATACTCAAGGATCAGTTAGTGCTTCTTGGGTAATAACTCATAATTTAGGCTTTAAGCCTAACGTTACAGTTGTAGACTCTGCTGGTACAATTTATGAAGGTGAAATAACATACACTAATTTGAACTCACTTACGGTCTCGTTCTCTCAAGCCTTTTCAGGAAAAGCGTATTTATCTTAAGGAGATAATGTAGATGGCCCGTAAGTTTTTAACTCCAATTGATTTAAACAAATTAGAATTACAAAATGCAAGAATACAAAACTTAGCCACTGCTCCAGCAGACCCTACAGTTGGTCAAATTTATTATGACACAGTACTGGGATACTTACGCACTTGGAGCGGTTCTGCATGGCAAGCAGCAGGCACACAAGGAACTACTGGTGCTCAAGGAGCAACTGGTGCTGGTACTCAAGGAGTTCAAGGAACTGTTGGTGCTCAAGGAACAGTAGGTTCTCAAGGAGCAGTCGGTACTCAAGGCACCGAAGGTGCACAAGGAACTGTTGGTGCTCAAGGCACAGTAGGTGCTCAAGGAGCAGTTGGTACTCAAGGTACTGAGGGAACACAGGGAACAGTTGGTTCTCAAGGAGTTCAAGGAACATTAGGTTCTCAAGGTACACAAGGAACTGTTGGTTCTCAGGGCACTCAAGGAACATTAGGAGCGCAAGGAACAGTAGGTTCTCAAGGTACTGATGGTACTCAAGGTACGTTAGGTTCTCAAGGAACTGACGGTGCACAAGGTACTCAAGGAACTGTAGGTTCTCAAGGTGTACAAGGTACTCTTGGAGCACAAGGTGCTGAAGGTTCATTTGGTGGTATTACAGTTGGATACACATTCAGTACTAGCACAACTATGTCAGACCCAGGCGATAATTTTGCTCGTTTTAATAATGCTACATTAGCCTCAGCAACCATTCTTGCATTGGATGATAATCCTTCTGATGGTAACTATGATGTATCTAATTTCTTAACCACTATTGATGATTCAACATCTACAATCAAGGGTCACGTAAAAGTATCTAAGAAAAATGATATTTCTACTTTTGCTCTTTATACAATTTCTGGTGTTACAGATGAATCACCAAATTGGTTTAGTATTAACGTTGCTTATGTTTCTGGTAACGGAACCTTTAGCAATAACGATGAACTTCTACTTACATTTGCTCGTACTGGTGATGCTGGTGCTACTGGTTCTCAAGGAACTCAAGGAACACTGGGTGCTCAAGGAACTGACGGTGCACAAGGTACTCAAGGAACTCTAGGCTCCCAAGGCACAGTAGGTGCACAGGGAACACAGGGAACAGTTGGTTCTCAAGGAACCCAAGGAACTGATGGAGCCCAAGGAGCAGTTGGTTCTCAAGGTACACAAGGAACTGAAGGTGCTCAAGGAGTTCAAGGAACTGTTGGTGCTCAAGGAGTTCAAGGAACTTTAGGTACTCAAGGTACTGATGGAGCCCAAGGCACAGTAGGTGCACAGGGAACTGTTGGTGCACAAGGTGCTGTAGGTACCCAAGGTACTCTTGGTTCTCAAGGTACTGATGGTACTCAAGGTACTCAAGGTACGTTAGGTACTCAAGGTACTGATGGAGCCCAAGGCACAGTAGGTGCTCAAGGCACAGTGGGTTCACAAGGAACTGTTGGTTCTCAAGGAACTGAAGGTGCTCAAGGTACTCAAGGCACAGTAGGTGCACAGGGAACTGTTGGTGCACAAGGTACATCTGGTCTTGATGGAGATAAGTACTCCACAACCTCTACAACATCATTTACATTAGGAACTTCTGGTTCTCAAACAATTACGGTTACAGATCTAGCAGTTGATTACTCTGTTGGTCAAGACATCACTGTTGCCTACGATGTCTCTAACATTCAATACGGTACTGTAAGTTCTTACAACTCTGGAACTGGCGCCCTTGCATTTAATAAAACCAGCAAAGTTGGTACTGGAACATACGCTTCATGGACAGTAAATCTATCTGGTGCTGTCGGTGTTGCTGGTGCACAAGGAACTACTGGCGCCCAAGGAACAGAGGGTGCTCAAGGTACCTCTGGTCAACTTGGAACTCACGCAGAGACTATTACTCCAGTATCTCCATATTCAGCAACAACTTTCACAATTACACACAATCTTGGAACACGAGATGTGTTAGTAACTGTACAAGAT